TCGAGCGACATCGAGGATGCGAAGTCCGCACTCCTCCGTGAGCTCATGATCTTGGAGTTAAGTCAATGACAATCGAACAACTCGAAGGACAGCGCCAGTCTACAATTGCTGCCGCTAAGGAAGTCCTTATCAACGGCGGAGATATGAATGAAGCGAATCGCCTTCACCAGTCCGCAAAGTCTCTCTCTGAGCGCATCGACATGCTCAAGGAGTTCGGCTCCGTCCCTGCTCCTGTCGCATCCGAAGTGCCAAAGCATGAGCCATGGAAGTCCGGCAGTGTTGTCCGGAATCCATTCCCAGGCACGAAGGCTGAGGCTGACTACAAAGCATACGCATTCGGCCAGTGGGTTCGCGGCAACGTCCTCGGCAATGCGTCTGCAGCCAAGTGGTGCAACGAGCATGGCGTCAAGTCACAGACCGAAGGCGACAACGGCGCTGGTGGTTTCACCGTCCCTGAGATTGTTTCGAGCAGCCTGATCTGGCTTCGCAACGAGTACGGTGTAGCGCGTCGCTTCTCCCGCATCTATCCGATGACATCTGACATCCTCAACGTGCCAAACGCGTCCACTTCGACCACGACTTATTATCCTGGTGAAGCAACGGCAATCACGGCATCTGACATCACCTTTACACAGGTCGCATTGACCGCGAAGAAACTCGCGATCCTGACCATCGTGTCGAAGGAACTAAACGAAGACACCGTCATTGACTTCGGCGCCACATTGGCGCAGGACTTCGCGTACGGCTTGGCTTTGGCTGAGGATGCAGCTGCATTCCAGGGCGATGGCACATCGACCTATGGTTCGATTACCGGAATCATGCCACGCATCAAGGCACTGTCTGCAACCTTCGCAAACATCGCCTCGATGGTTGTCGGTCCTTCCGGATCACAGACTGCACTCTCGAGCTTCACGCTTGCAAACTTCCAGTCGATGGTCGGCAAGCTTCAGCCATACGCGACTAGCCCACGATGGTACATGCACAAGAACGTGTTCTATCAAGGCGTCGCAGACAAGCTGATCGCACTGTCTGGAAACAGCATCATGGACATCCAGAATGCCTATGGTCCTGAACCAACGCTGTTCGGTATTCCGATCTCGTTCGTCCAGAACATGCCAAGCGCAACCGGCGTCAGCAAGACGATGGTTGTCCTCGGAGATCTCTCCAAGGGTGTCGCGTTCGGTGATCGTCGTGGCGTATCGGTCGAGGTCTCTGACCAGGTCAAGTTTATCGAGGATGCGCTTACCTTCAAAGCGACCGAGCGCTATGCGTTCAACTGCTTCGATGTCGGAAACGTCACCGCGACAGTGGCCGATCAGGTCCCTGGGTCCATCATCGTTCTCCAGGCTGCCGCTTCGTAGGCTGTCTGACTTCGCAGTCAAGGGGAGCGGGTTATCCCGTTCCCTTTTTGTTTTTAGGATGTATACATGCCACTCACAAGAAATCAAGCCCTCGACCGACTCGCATGGATGACAGCATCCGACCAGTATCCGTTCCTAGATTCGACGGCACTACAGCAGCTCGTGGACGACCACGCTCGCTGGGCTGTCTGGTCTGCGTCCACAGCCTTCGTCGTCGGTGATATCGTCATTCCGACCGTCGCTAATGGCAGACTCTACCAGTGCGTGATTGCAGGGACATCGAGCGCCACTGAGCCACAGTTCCCACAGTGGACCAGGACACTAGGCTATTCCGTCAATGACGGAGCGGGTGACCTCTTGTGGCAGGACATCGGTCCCGCAAACGTCGAGCGCTATGACATCCGCACAGCTGCGCGACAGGGATGGATTCGCAAAGCGTCCAGCATCACGCACCTCATCGACGTCAAGGACGGACAGGTCGATGCTAAGATGGCCGTGCTCCGCGAGCACTGTCTCGACCAGGCTAAGCGCTTCTCACCGATGGTGTTCGTATGATCCCGGCAGCGTACAGCACAGCGCTCAAGAACGCGATACAGGCGTATTCCTACGCTGACCGTGTCGCGATCTGGCGGACCGTCAATCAGGCGGATGGCATCGGTGGCGTGTCACAACACTGGATACAGGTCGCTGAGATTCGTGGCACGATATCCAATACCGGCGATACCGAAGGCGTGGTCGGTGGCATGATCGAGCAGTCTGGTACATGGACGCTCACGTGTTCACCAGACATCGAAGTGCGAGCAGATGACAGGATATACACCAGCGGGAATCCACAGAACCTGTCGCCGTACTACGAGTGCATCGGCAGTGACTACGGCCACACGAATGCCGTCTCGCAGACCATCGCACTTCGCGCCAGGACAAACGGGTAACGCACGCATTTCGCACGTATTTCGCACGTAACCGCACGTATATCCACTGCGTGGTGGTACGCATTGAGCTCATCGCACCATGATAAGCATAAGATGTACAGTGGAGTCAAGGTATGACAGTCGAGGTCGTTGTAGCATTGGTCGGACAATTGGTTCTGGTATTAGGAGCCGTTATCGGGACCTATACGAAACTACAGGTCAGCATCAATGTCCTGAACGTTGAGCTCAAAAACGTAAACAGCGTACTCACTGGTCAGGCGCAGGAAGTTCGGCGCATCGAAGAACGCCTTGGGAAACTCGAGAGCCGTGTCGCGATGATAGAAGGATCACTACAAAGATGAATAGCATCAGTATCAAAAGACTCGTGGTAGTTGTGATCGTGGCCTTCGTAGCTGCTTTTACCAGCGTTTTTGGCGATGGCATCAGGACATCTGAAGCACACGACCTGAGCGAGCTCGGCGCAGTGCTGGCACTCTACGGCTCGAAGGCGGTAGCGGCTGGTGTCTCCGCTGCGGTGAGCAGTGTGCTGGCGTTCCTCACGATGCCGTTCAAGGGTACGGGCGTAAATGCTTTGAAGGTGGGCAAATGAACCTGCAAAACTATCGCTTAGAACCGAATCCTAACGTCCCCGGTGATTGGATTGTTTTTGGTGACATCTATGACAACGAAGGAAACCTGCTCGGTACATTTGGGTCTGACGGGACAAGTGTATTCGGTTGGTGGGTGTTGCAAGATGCAGAGTTTCAGCAAAGTTATAGTTCACAATTTTCAGCCATTATGGCTCAAGAAATCGTAGCAGGAACAGCGGAATAATGGCAATCTACTACGTTCGCAAAGACGGTAACGACGGCAATACTGGTCTAGGCTCAGGCACTGGTCAAGCGTGGGCAACAATTACTAAAGCACTTGGAGCCACAGGAATAGGCTCAGGTGATACGGTTTACATTGCGCCGGGTCTGTACGGTGAGCAGGTGACAATCGGAGGGACATACAGCGCAACGACCTATATAACCGGAGACCCCACAGCATCGCAGTTTTCCGGGGTAACCGCTGATCGTGTTCAGATTGGTGCGTTTACTGCTGCATCAGGTGCAACTACCTACCAAGGGACAACGATATCGGGGACGAGCAAAAGTTATCTGTATTTCAATAACTTAGAGTTCGTACTAAACTGTACAACTGGTAGTCCGGGCATCAATCTTTTGACTGGTCGATACAACACATTTGACAAATGTGTTTTTCAGTTATCTGTAAGTGTTACTCCCTGGTTTATGAGCTTGACCGCCGCGACATCTACCGCTCTTGATTGCACCATCAAAAAATGTATTTTTATAGGTACGACTGGTGGTGGGTCGCAGTGTGTTTTAACAGGTCAAAATGTCGTGACAGATACTTCATCTGTAACCGACTGTTTATTTATTGGTCAAGCTGTAGGTTTTTTGCCTATAAACCTGACCGCTTCTGTTACAAACTGTGAGTTTATAAATCAAAACAATCAAGGCATTCTTCAATCTGGGACACAGCAATTAACAATCAAAAATAATCTTTTTTATGGTTGTGTTGTCGGCGCGGGATTTACAAACTCATCAAGTGGAACCCAGACGAACTGTCGATACATTGCTTGCGGTACTACATTCACAAATGCGCCAACGTCTGTAACAAGTAGCGCAGTAGGTTTACCGGGATATGAAACCGGCTACACCTTATTGACCGGCATGAACCCTGTGCAGTTTTTTGGTTCATATAATGGCAGTCCAAACACCAGCTTTGGAAATGCAACAGGTGCGCCAGCAACTGACCTGTATGGTATTGATTGGTCGGGTGTAAGTCCTGATGCTGGTTGTGCCACATTCCGCAATATTGGTGGTGTCGGTTATTACGCTCCAACCGAACGCAACGCAAGCACCATCACAATCGCTCCCGCCTCAACCTCACAAAGCATCGAACTCTACCTCGGTGCTACAGGGCTTACCTTTGCCACCTCCGGTCTATCGGCTTACTACGTCCGCAACAGAGAAGCACCGGTGGCTATTACGCTGGTCACGCAGACACCTACGGGTACGTGGGCATCTGGTGGCTTTGCTGAGATATCTTCAAGCCTAGTGCCGGGCGTGTATCGTTTGGATGTGCCTGATGCTGCATTTGCTGCTGGCGCATCTGATGTCACTATCGTGGTGCGTGGTGCAAGCGGTACTAACGGGGCGGTCTTGACGGTCACACTGAGTAGTGGTGGCTTGACGGCAGCGCAGACAGCCGCGGCAATATTTAACGCCGCTACAACCGACTACACTGCGAACGGAACATACGGGCTGAATCTTCTCCGAGCTGATCAACAAAACAAGCAAGGTCTAGTGACATTGCATTCGTCTGGTGGAATCAATAGGGTGGATGCTGATGTGCATGCCATACAAAATGATGCAGCAGCCGCAACATATTTGAAGGGTGCATTACTTCACGACGGTACGGGTTATGTGGATGCTGACGTTGTACGCGTCTCAACAAGCATCGCAGCTGCTAATGAGTTGGAAGGCGCTCTCCTTCACAACGGAACCGACTACATTTCCGCAGATCTGTTGACTCCTGTGTCAGCTGCGACCAGCGTACACATCGGACCTTATCAACTCCTAGCTGATGGCCTCGGAGCAGATCAGCCACTTGATATAAATGTCGGCACAGCCACAAGCATCGATGTGCAGGTCACTGATGCTAACGGGACAGGTATCGACATCACTGGCGCGACGGTCACAGCGAAGGTCTACAGTTCAGCGGGGACACTCGTGGCCACATACAGTGGAACCGCCACGTACGCGGACAATGGAAGACTGTCATTCGGTCTCACGACTACGGTCACGAACACATCTGGCACGTACACTGTGACTGTGACCAGGACAACAGGCGCGACCGACACGCAGATCTTTGGACCATTGAGATTGTATGTGAGGCCAGTATGAGCGTAAACATCATCAACATCACCGAGGACCCAGAACAGGTTGTGCAGCTCGCAGCCTGGACCGGTGACTGGCACACGTACGTGGTGCGTCTGGTCGACTCGAATGGTAGTCCCATTGACATCACGACAGGCACTCTCGCGGCGACATACACGACAGCCGCCACAGGCGTCGCGTATTCGTTCGGTGGAGGAAGCGCCACGCTCACGAAGTCTCTCAGCTCACAGGGCATTGTGACGGTTCTCAACCCCGCTGCCTATCCAACAGCAGCTGTTGTGCGCTTGACTTTGTCCTTCACTGTGTCGACTACCGTGCGCCGCTTCGGTCCACTACTCATCGAGGTCCTAGCACCGTGACCGTCAAGGTCGACCTGTCCGGCTTCGATGACGCGGAGCAACGTTTTCGCATGCTGGCTGTATTTTTGCAGAAGGCAGTGAGTGCTGCTTATACCGGCATGATTGCAAGTATGACTGGACCGAAGTCAGGACGCAGGTACAAGATACCCTTTACACAAACGACGTATCGAGCATCTGCGCCAGGAGAAGCACCAGCCGCGCCGACTGGTGCTCTTAGGACATCGATCTTGATTAGCCCAGTAAACGACTACGAGTACATCATCAGTATCTCGAAGCCTTATGGCAAGATCTTGGAGTTCAAAAAGAATCGACCATTCGCCATTCCAGCATCTGAAAAGGCATGGGCAGTGTTTCAGAATGTAGTGAGGAAGTACTTCAATGGTTGAATCCTTAGTTGTGGACGAATGGATATTCGACACTCTCACAGCTGATGCAACGCTCCAGGGACTGCTGGCGGTAGACAACAGATCGCCATCGTACCAGCAGGGCATATACCTGTATCTCGCTCCTGAGAAGGACCCGATCAGCCTTCGACAGCCACAGGTTCCCTACATCGTCGTACGTCACACTGACGCTGGCCAGACTGACACGACATCGATGTGTGGTGGCCGCATCGTGACCACATCAAGCCATCAGGTGTGGTGCTGGGACACACAGAGTGGTGCAGTCTCGATGGCGCGCATTAAGGCCATCGTAGACCGAATCGATACACTACTAAACCGACAGACAGTAAACTCGACGACTCCTGTCTTTTTCCTGAATCGCGCATCAGTCAGTTCATCTGTCGACGTGTCGCAGGATGGTCGCGTCGATAATGGCATATCACAACTCTACATCGCCACAATAACTCCAGAGGTATAACCACAATGGCCCGTCCGTTACTCGCAAAAGACGTCACACTGACCGTCACTTTTACTGCAGCTGCTCTAACCGGCGACACAATCGCGCTTCCGACCACGACTGCGACTTCGGTCCAATGTCTGGCAAAGTCGTTCAGCGCAACGATCACACAGAACATGGTCAATGCGACCGCATTATGCGCCGTTTTTGAAGCGTCTCTACCAACGACACAGGCCGGTACACTTTCCATCGAACTGTATATCGACAACACGACAGGTCCTCTGTTCGCGTCGAAACTTGGATTCGGTTGTGAGATTGACGTCGACCTCGATGGCGCAGGTTCAGTTGCTGGCAACGTGGTCAAGTATTTTGGTATGGTTACAGAAGCAGGTTTCTCTTTGACACCTGAAGAAACAGACACTGAGACCGCGACTATTAAACTTGGAGTAAGTGGAATCACTGGTCTCTACGGAGCATAATTTGAGTAATTCAATCTTTGACAGCATTCCCAAACTAGAGGGTCGACCGAATCATGTAGTCGACATCGAGCGCTTCATCGGAGCGCCAGGCAGTTTCACATTTCGTGAACCGAAGGCATCCGACCTGTTCCCTCGACCTGAAGTCCAGAAGGCGCTGAAGATTGCATTTCCAGAGTTCCCAGACCAGATGCTCCAGATTCTGATGATCATGGCACGCTGTTATGTGATTCAGCCTGGCGATGGTGAAATCAATCCCGGACGTCGCTTCGCGCAGCTGGCCCGTGATCGGTCTGACATATACCTCTATGTCGTGGCTGATTTCGCAAAAGCGTTCCCGATTGACTTCACAGCGGCGGTAGACGAAGTCCCAAACGACTGAGCGGGGTGGCGCAATCGATACTGTACACAAGTGTGCGGCATCTCAAGCGCCATCCCCGTGAGACCGATTTGAGCCTGGACGAGCTCGCCGAAGTCGCATGGGCTGCTGAGGTCTGGGATAATCAGCTTGTGGAGATCGTCAAGGCCGTGATGTCGGTAATATCGAAAAGGACCTTCTAATGGCGCTTGGAATTTTTGACATAATATTCAAGGTCTCTGGCGCGAATGATGCAGTCCAGTCACTTAAGGGCATCAAGACTGAAGCGAAGTCGACAGCTGATTCCTTAGACCATACAAAAGCGTCGGCTCAAAGCTTTGGCGAATCGCTGTCAAAACTGGCCGGTATTGGCGCTGCACTCGGTGCCATGGGTGGCCTGATCGCATTCGGTAAGTCTGCTCTCGCTGCAAGCGGAGACGCTCAGGAACTGGCGGTACGACTCGAAGTCGTGACCGGATCCGCAGCCGAAGCGGCCAAGGTTATGAAAACGGTGCGTGACGTAGCAGGTCCTTCACCATTCACCACAAAGCAGCTCGCGAACGCCGCTGTCGGTTTGCAGGCAATGGGCATCAGCGCGACGAAGGCACTCCCGAAACTCGCGGATCTTGGAGCCGCTTTTGGTGCTGATGAGGAACACCTTAAATCGCTCGTCGGTATGATGGGCAAACTAAACCAGGGCCTTATGCCAGACTCCGAAACGCTCTCTATGTTCGGACTAGGCAAAAAGGATTTTGCTGGCGAAGGCATCACGTTTGATAAAAACGGAACATTGCTTTCGAGTGCGTCCGAAACACTCGACGCCTTGTTCCGCATAATTGATAAAAAGTACGGCGGCATGACCGCCCGTATGGCGAAGAATACCAACTCTCAGTTAGCAACAATTGTCGACTCTTTTCAGAAAATGAACGAAAAGATAGGCGATATCTTCGGTGCTGGATTGACCCTTGTAACACCACATATCACCAAGGGGCTTGAACAACTTACAAAGTTTTTCGATTCAGTTAGTGAGAGAGGTTCAGCTGCTCAATACATCCTTATGGGTCTCGCGGCTTCAATGGCCGCGATCACAGCAGTTAAGATTGTCGATGGCGTCATCATGCTGACGAAGGTCATGAAGGGCTTTGCAAACTCACTGAAGGCAATCGCGGCAGGTGAGGCATTCATACAGGCGCTCTCTGGTCCCGCTGGTATTGCAAAGGTCGTGGCTGGAACTATAGCTGCTGGTGCTGCCATCTATGGCATGAGTCGCATCTACGACGAGATGGAAAAAAGCGCAGAGAAGACTGGTGGCGCAGGTCCAGCCTTAACACCTCCGACCACGACAGACATCGGCAAAGCAGCAGGAGAAGCTGCTAGCGCTGGTAAGTCGACCGAAGGTAAGGGTGGCGGTCTTATAAACACGATGGTCGACATCGCGGCATATGCAGCCAGGATGCAGCTCGCATTCGTCGACATGGCGAAGTCGATGGAAGGTCACCTCTATGAGATCGCGAAGAACACCGGCTCCACTCGAGATCTGCTCGATCTTAGAAAACAGACCTTCGGTGGCGGGCGCCTGGGCGCGATCGGTGTGACAGCTGCCGAACTCAATGCAGGAAACAACGCGACGAACCAGGGTGGCGTCGGCATCATCCCACAGACACTCATCCCGGCATCGACAGACCTCGAGCGCGCGATGCGGAAGATGATGATCCAGCAAGGGCGACAGAACCTGGTCACTGAAATGAGACGAATCTAGATGGCAACAAACTGGCCGCTAAAGGTCGAGGTCGACTGCCCTGAGCCACGTCCTGGCTTAGGGCGCGTGTGTGTTGGTGCCGACGGAACTTCATGGGACCGTGCAAACTCTACCGGCTGGTTTGACTCCGTGACAAATACCGCCATGCCAGCACCTCTCCCTGTCACTGAAGCATGGTCCAGCAATTACAGCGGACTCTATGCGCGTGTTCCACGAAGCGCCTACACGCTCGTGACGGGGTCTGTGTGGAAGCAGATGGAGATCAATGCGGCAGGTGATTATTACCTGACAGCGACGACGCTCGGCACTGCGAATGCGGAGTATGTCAAAACAACTGCGTCGTATGTTGCGAATCAAGGATGGTACATTTCCGCGTACGTGCCGAACTGGGTCGACAAATCATCACTGCCATTCCTTCGAGTGCAGTGGGGCTATGGATCCGCATCGACAGTCGAGATGGTGTTTCGTGGCGACGGCTCATGCATCGTCTACAAGGACGGCATACAAAAAGGTGTCTACGACCAGTCCGACACAAACAAGAATCCGGGTCGATCTGTAACCACGGCCAGCGCTGTTGGTCAGCGTCAGGTCAGCCTGATGATCATCCCGCTGAAACGTCGTGAGGTGCTTGTGACCTCGACCTTCGGTGCTAACTTCTGCCATATGTTTGAGGACTTGAATGACGTCGAGGGAAACGTTATCCTTCCGTCTGGTAGCTTCGCATGGAAAGTTCCGTATGGTAGACCAACGGTCCAGATTGCACCGGTGGCATACGAGACGACCGGAATCTTTTACAGCAAAAACATCGAGCTTCGTTATCCTCCTCCGGTTGGTGCGACCTTCGTCCCGCAGCTGTGGGGTGATGTAGTTGGAACATCCGCAGGAACTGTCACTACAGCCGTCGCTGTAACCGATGGTTTTTCTCCGTACACGCCAGATGGAATCATTGCGAATCTGCGAATCAAGGTGACCATCACAACTCCGAGTCCATACACGCAAACCTATGGTGTCTCCGCGGCAATGGCGAGCAGCACACCAGCAGCGACATCAACTTACAATGGTCCAGTCGACATCACGCAATACATCGATGATCTGGTCCTGTCTGTTGATGAGACTTCGCGGACCACGCTAAAGATGAGCGCCAGGCGCCAGAAGCTACTGGATGCTGGAGTGGCACAGCCGCAGATCACAGGTGACCGTCCTATTCGTGTCGCCATCTCGAACAGCGCTGACCCACCGGTCTACACCGATATCTTTCGCGGGACACTGGCGCCTCCGCAGATTCAGTATGAGCAGGGTGATACGAGTCTAAAGTTCTCGACGTTACAATTTGAAGGACAGGATCGTTCACGAGACTTTGAGCTGTATTACTTCCAGGACGGAATCCTCTACGACGGGTACACAGCACAAAACGCCATCGGTGACATGATGACGATGGCTGGTTATCCTCCGGCTACTTACCTGCTATATAACGACGCGCTTGGAATAAATATTTCTCGCAGTCCAGACATCGCTCGCGGGTATTCAAACTTCGTCCCTCAGCGTGGTGACACGATCGCGTCGATGATTGGCAAACTTAAAACCGACTACGCCGCGACCTTCATCACGGGATGGTCTCCGACATCGAGTGGCTACAAATACCAGTGGTCGAATCCGGCTGATTTATCATCGGTCAGCGTCATGACTTTGTACCAGAGTGTCCCTGCCGCAGCAGCTGCTGGCGTCACTGCGGCTCTCCAACAGAAGCGTGTGGTCCGGAAGATGACGGGTCATTATGAGTCTCCAGAGTGCAATCAGATCACGGTCATTGGACAGGATCCGCGTAATGGCGACCTGATTTATTCCTATGATGCTGACGATGCGAGTCAGACTGCTGGCACTGCTCCAGCATCGAGGCCATACAACTGGCGAGGACGACCTGTGCCATACATCCTCAGTGATCCGAGCATCACATCGAGTTCTGTGGCTTATGAGGCCATGCTCGTCCTAAAAGACCGACTGATGACAGGTCGAATCCTGATCGAGTGGGAGAGTGACTTTCTGGTCCTAAGCAACGACAATAGACCTCTATGGGTTCGTGACGTGGTGACTATCATGCAGCCTGACGGAGTGACCATCAAGGGCGTCTATCGCATCATCGCAATTCCATCAATAGAGTTCGTGGTCGAGGCTGGCGTCCGACAGTTCCGTCGCGCGAAGTATCGTGGTCTATACCTGAATGACGGTGGCGAGTAGTGGCCTACATCGATGGGACACGATCATCGACACTCACGATGTCGCATACGCAAAACGTCACAGAACGCATTTGGAATCCGTTTGCGACGCAACCTCTCGAGCCTGACTACGACACGCATTCAACAGACTTCACGTTCGGTGGACATTTAGGATTCCTTGGTTCCCTGGCTATTGTGTCAACGGTCAATGCACCATCACCTGGTTCAGCCTGGACATGGGAACTTCGTGCAAACTTGGCGGTAAACAACGGTCACGGTTCGACGAATAGTGGATACGTGGTTCTCGCGTCTGGAAGTGAGACGGGCGCCACGACATACAAAGATGTGAGTGTGACATGTGCAGGTACCTTCACTGCATCCGTATCAACTGACAAACTTTGGGATGTGACTGAGACAGCCTACAGCTCAAGCGTGGCACCGACCGTGTTCCCCCCTCGGACTGCGTATCGATGGTATGAGATGACCACGAGTGGAGCAACGGCGGCCTGTAGTATCACCGCAAATGGTGGCAGCATATCGGTGTCCGCAGCTGCAACATCTAGACGAACTGCAGACTACATCGCGATCCTGTCGGCGAATGGATTCTCGAGTGGTGATGTCCGTCATGACTTCGCTGTCAGCCTGGTGAAGGTCAACACCGTCGCTGTGCATGACATCACGCATGCTCACACATTCCACGCGCAAAGCGCCACGGAGTGGAGTCTCAGTGTCCTGGGAACGACTGACGGCTTCGGCATTGTTGCAACGGCCAGCGCGACCATCAGCACGAGCTCGTGTCTTGATAGGAGCGTGGCTGTCATTGGTCGAACCAGGGCGTGGTCCACATCGTACCCAGACTCACTCACAGTGACCGTCACTGGCTTCGATGGTTCGTCCAGGGCAATAACTGGAACAGGCTCGATGTCGGGGTCAGATACCTTCGTGGACTATGCGACCACAACGGTCCTGACAGATCCGGACTACGGGTCGAACACCCTGACTACATCGCTCGATGATGTCCCAGCAAGCATCTCGTGTGCCATCACTGGTGCATCGCTCACAGCTGCCGGTGAAGCAAATACCGAGACGCGGTGCATGTTCCGTGGATTCCGTTTCAATGGATGGTCACTCGCATATGCCACGACACGAAGCATTGCAGGAACAGGAAACGACAGGTCATTCGCACCATACGAAGGCATGTCGGGATATCGCTACCTTGACATCCAGATCAAGGCGCAAAGCGGGACCTCAGTCGCTGGAACATTCGTCATCACCGACTACCATGGCAATACCAAAACATGGAACGTCACAGCTGCGACCACGTCGTATCAGACGGTGACCATCGACCTGTGCAGTCCTGATGCATGGTCTGTCTCTGGTCTCCCACTCACCGATGGCAAGGATAATCCCTATCCAAGGAAGAATACCGCTAGCAGTTCGTACGCTGGCTCAGAGAGCGTGGACTCGGCTTATTGGGGTGTTACGTCATGCCAGCGCCTTCGCATCGCTACAGGCGCGATTGACCTCGGCACCACGACACTCAAGCAGGACACATCCAACGGATTCACAAACAGCCACTATGTTCCGAGTGGTCTGGGATACGAAAACGAACGCATCACACCGGCGATTGTCGCCGAAGTGGACACCACGACATACTACTATTCACGCCGCTTCTGGCAACAAAAGAACGACGGTCGTGATGAAGAAGAGAGCGACTATCGATGGCAAAAGACTGTAGGTGGCGCCACAGGCGTGACCAGCTACAGTGTCACACCGCTGACTATCGTGGACCTTGTCGGTCAAATCAACACGTCCGATGACAGCATCGTCCGACATCCTGGCTGGACTGCGACGAACTCCGTGGCGTATCCTGGGAGTGGCACCTGTAGCGTCTCACAGCCTCCACTGAGAGACTGTTTCCTGAATGGTGGCACTGGTATCTCGACGTGGCTTTATGGCGGTGGAATCCTCGCAACACCGAACGCGACAACCGGGACAGACTTCGCGTATGGGTTTGAAATCGCGACCGGCACCATCACAGCACAGACGCTGTTCGACTCAATAAACGGCGACTTTATTCCCGATCTGTATGACCCGTTCGATGTCAATGGTGGCACAGACAGTGCTCTCTACCTGCCGTTCGGCGCCATCCTTCGTGGTCCAGCGCACGGCATTGTCTTTGACACATCTGGTGATCCGGCGACCAGCGGGACTGTCACGCTACAGCTCTCAAGTGACTCATCATCTCGAGGCACTGACTCGACCTTCGACTCGCTCGGCAACTATCAGACTGGCGCTGCATTCGGACTCGGAAAATCGAATCATTCCATCGTCGAAGGAACAAACAGCGTCGGTGTGAATCCCATGTATTCGGCCAAGCGACAGCGCGCAGTGTTTCGCACAGAGGTGCTGTCAGGGAACTGCACGGCTGCGGATGTCAGTCCAGCGCAACAGGCGACATATGGTGTCGTTACAGCTGGTGGCGGCGTCAAGCTGTATCACGCCAGGGCGCACAACGGCACCAATTGGGATGAGGTCACAACGCCAATCACCAACGCGCAGTGTCTCAGCCTGGCGTATTCGAAATCAAGCAGCTCGATGTATTTGATTATTATCGTCGACACAAAGACCGGTAACAATGTCGTGCGCTATCAGACCGACGACGAAGGGAACACCGTAT